CTTCAGGTGAGTAAAGAGATAATACCAACACGCAATCTGCCCTGAAAAACACATCAGGCAGCCACCCAGTGGCTTATAAAGCCAATCCCATTTTATCCGGTCAATCAGTCGCGCATAGAATGAAAAGATCATCCCAGGTGACATAAGAATGAAAATCACATAGGCAACAACTGATATCTTCAATATCTCTAACATTCCACACATCCTCCAACATTAGGTTCATGACACTCAGGAATCACAAAGAACTCAGTCTTAATATCCAAAGCAAAATAATCATAAGGTGCCATCAGGTACTGCGTTTGATGCTCATTATATGTATAGGCCGAAAATATCCCTGAATCCCTTCGTGCCTGAGATGTAACAGTGATCGTCACCCCTCGCATTGCATCAATGTCCTGAGGCACATCCGGCAATGCTTTGATAATGTCAAGAATATACTCACCCGTAGAACCGCATCCCGCGCCCTCCAATAGCTTATAATTTAACCATGCCACCAGACGGATATTGCTTTCGTAGTATAACCTCTTACCACTGCGTTCACGGAATGAGAACGACCCGTCCTCAAAGTAAACCACCGACTGATATTTGGAGTTAGGGGCAAGTTCGTCATAACACCCGTCTTTACAGGCATCATCATATTCCATTGCACATGAAATAGGAAACCGCTTTTCTACTTTTCTATTATCTGAGGTCTGCTGTATCTTTGCCACCTGGGTCATGCCTGCGAGTTTATCAATCCACGGCAGGTCTTTGATGTAATCTACGATGATATTGGCTATCTTGTTGTTCATAAGAATCCCTGTTGCCTCCACAAATCAGTTAAACGCTTCTCAATTATACGAGCCAGCGCATTAGTTTCGTCAGTCGATAAGTCAAGAATAGTACCTTTGCGCTCGGTGTTACCAGCGAGCTTCTTCATCTGTTCTTCCGATAGTGTGCTTATCCGTGCGCGGCCAAGTTTATGTTCATCATCTCCAGATACAACCTGCACATCTGCCCACATGCGACCCGAAAATGCAAAGTCCACGAAGTTAGTCTGTCGCCCGTGAAGTTCCCGAAACTCCTTATATCCTCCGGCAAGCTCAAACAGTCGTATATTTTTACCGCCTCTTTTCAGTGTCACCCATTTCAGTTCTTTACGCTTTGCCTTTGACCCTGTTTTTTTATTACAGGCAGATTGTGTCATTTGTGAGCAGTTGGTCAACATCGGATTAGTTGAATACGGATCGTACTGTTCTCCCTGTGCGTTCTGACCTGTTTTAATCACACGGTCCTTTATCATTGTATCAGCCGTCTGAGCGACTTCTAACATGACATTGCCCCAGTCTGACACAGTCTTATCAACTATAAATTCAATCCTCCGTATCGCTTCGTCTGCTTTCATATCAACTGAGTTCTCCGGCGCAGCCCCATTGGTGATTTACACTTCAAGCAATCATTACGCTCATCATCCATATTCTGAGCAATCCAGTCCATCAGTACGGCGTAACGTTTATTATAGTACATCCGGTTTTCATTCAGAGCCTCAGTTCCCAAAAGAGTATAACGGCTTACCTCTCCGGTGTCCATTATGTAATTCGTAAGGAACTCACCCGTCTTGTAAAGAATAGCCCATGCCATTGCAGCATCAAGTTCATTGTTCACGAAGTCGCTGTCATCAGTACAAAGAGCATCAAAGATATTACAAGTGAAGTTGCCGTGAAGGATCATCCCTGAGGCTTCGCGTACAGTCGGCCAATCTTCCCTTGCGGTCAAGTCATCGCCATAAACACCTGCGACCATAGCCCATTCAGTCCAGCGGTCACGCGATATGCGATAGCACGGATCATCAATACAGAAGCACCACTTATACCCGCCGCAACCGCAAGTCAGTTTATTCGAATACGGAAGCCCAACGGGTGAGATCAGAAAATAATAGTTCCGGTCAAGGTTAAATTCAATATCTGCTATGTCAGTCCGGTGAGGCCGTCCGGCTTCTGAGGTCAGCGGAATGGTATAAAGCAGGTCATACTCATCATAAATAAGCAGGTTAACCGCCTCAGTTGAATTAAGAATCAATGACACCCCGCGAAGAATAAACTTACCGCCCCGGATGTCTGAATACATCCTCACCCCGTAATAAGTCGAGCCGCTTATGGTTCGCGTGAATGATTTGCCCCCTATGTCACCCGTGAAGCGTTTGCGAGTTGGTTCTTTGTAGTTAGTCAACTCCATCATGAGATCGGTCTGGAACGTGCGGATAGCGTTCTCTCGTGCACGGGTCATCTTCTCCCACAGCGTTGTAGAGTTATCGGTGTTGTCGAGTATCCTCAGGGTCATCCCTTGCAGCTCATCGACATATAACCCCGAAAGACTCTCGGAGTAATTCGCAGGATAAGCATCGTCGATGCACGTATCATCGGTTCGCGTGAACCCTACAACGGAATCCCAGCATGGAGGTAATGCACTCATTTCTTTATTGTTTTTGGTCTGCGGATTGTCCTGCGCGAACCGCAGTTACATTTACTTAATTCTTCCATAGTTCAAATAACAAAGGATATCCCAAAATTAGAATATCCTTTGTCGTGTTATTCAAACATAATGTTTTTATTATGAGCAGGCAAATGCTAATACGCCCGTGTTGGTTTCGTCGCACGACAGCGGATTTTCGGCAAACAGCCCGTGAAGCTGAACCTTTGCGGCAAGGTAGAACTCATTTTCAACACAAGTCTCCTGAGTGATGATGTCATAATACACACCAGGGATGTTGTTTGATGGTTCTGACCACAGAGCATAAACACCGGCTTCGGGAACAGCATTTGCAGCACCAAGCGGATTCCATGCTTTGTTGATGAACGCAACGGCGGTCTTATGCAGCAGGAACGTATAGTTCGGAGCAACAGCCTCGACGTTCTCTGGGTCCTGGTAAATCTTCCGTATCGTTCCGATCTTTGACATTGCGGCACGTCCGGCCTCAGTCATTGATTCGTGCATCCTGTTAAAGAGAAGCTGATACAGATTGTCTCCGGTCAGAAGGTACGGTGACTTGAATTTGTTGTACCTGGTAACAAGATTGAAATAACCCCAGATTGAATCGTTCCATGAAGCGGCAGGAATAGTCGTCAGCGCACCGGCAACAGTTCCAACACCGCCAGTGTATGCGTTCGTACCAGCAGCGGCAAGAATACCTGTTACGATATACTGAGCCAGCCACTCATCGAGAGCTTTCTTGTGCTGAAGCATATTAAATGCAAAGGCTTCTGCCATCTCGATAGTCCTCTCGCGGTAGGCACGTTTCGGCATCTTAAACTTCGTCTCACGAAGGCACTCAATTTCATACTCCTTACAGATCGGGTCAGCATCTTCGCCGTCAATCGTACAGTCGTCAGTACACGCAGTCGTGGTGATGTCACACTTCTGAAGCCACTCAAGGCTCACGGTGCGTTTCTTCTTTCCGGTCAGTTCTGTCATTGAAATCTGCTGATTCTCCAGCACGGCCTTTGCAGCCTCGACGTCACCGATAAGATCAATGTTTGCAATGGGATCAGTCCACATCTGTGCGGCTTTTCCCTGGTAGGTGGCTAAGAAGCCACAGTCAACAGTTCCTATTGTACTCATTGTTTTTTAGATTGGTAAGACTCCATAACTTTTGCTTGTTCTTCCGGTGTCTTAGCCTCTCTCATCTTCTGAATGAACTCATCTTCATTGCGCGGTGCGGCAAAATTGCTTTGTGTCTGTTGGTTTGCGGCACTTGACCTGCTCTCGGCTGTCTGGAAATCAAAGATTTCGGCAGCGGTTTCTTTTACCAGGTCAGCAAAGGACTTGTTATACCCGTGTGAATCCTGAAGCGGTTTCCCGTCCTTCAGAACTACAATCATGCCGTCCTGCTCTGTGAAGTCGTACGCACGGAAGTCCTCAATGTATTTCTCTTTCCATTTCTGGGCTTTCTTTGCATCTTCGGGCAGTATTGGACGCAGGTTATCAAGTTCAGCAAAAGCACGTTCTTTGACTTTAGAAAACATCGATTCCCTGGCGTGTTTCAGCTCCAGATCTTCGATCTTCTTTTGCCATTCCTTGTCTTTTGCCTTCAGCATACGGTCGCTTTCGCTTTTCAGTTTCAGATACTCCGGGTGAGCCGTAATATCTTCATCACCTTTGCCTTTAACTTTTTCGAGTTCAGTTGTCAGAATGAAATCAACTAATTCAACTCCGGTTAAATCGGAGTCAACACCAAACTTATCCTTCAACTGCGCCTCCATCTTGCTTGCCACTTCTTTCTGGCCTCGCTTGTATTGGCTCGCCTGATCCTCTTTGAGTTTCGTTACTCTCGCGGTATCGGCTTGTTCAGCTGCGGTTAAGGAGGTCAACTCCCCGGCCTCGTTGTAAAGGCTGGCCAATTCCTCGTCGTCCATTTTTAAGGTTTTGGACAAAAACCCATTGAGCTTTTTCTGTTCAGCTTCAGTCATTTTTTATTCTTTTTAGTTTGTATTTCCGGCATCAGAATCTCCTTATTGATTACAGGCTTCTTTATGATGACCATTTCTTTCATTGTGAAATTCTTGGCTTTGCCGTGTTCCTTCAACCAATCCCATTCTTCATCGGTGATGAACTGGGTCTGCTTTGTCCGTTTGGAGGTTATCTCTTTCATTTCTTTTTGGCTCTGGGTTTCGTGACTTTCCTTGCAGGTCGTTCTGTAATCATCGGACCTTCGGGCGGCGGGGCGTCGAGTATCTTAGCCGCCTCAGTCTTTTTGATAGTCAGTTCTTCCGGCTTCTCAACCTTCACGTTAATCTTCGGAATCAGAATCGGTTTGCTCAGTTCAATAGGCTTAGAGATGTTCAGATCAGATACCTTTGCAGCCCCGAAATATTCCTTTGCCATTTCGTAAGCAGTAGGAGACAGTTCGAGTATCTTACCCCGAACCACACATTTAATCTTTTCCTTTGCCATTGTTGAAATTATTTGTTGTAAAGTTATACAAATTTCTTTTACACAAAAAAAATATTTTACAA